ATGGACGTATGTTATCTCTGCGGAAATAATTTCAATCTAAGCTCCACAGTGGATCATGGAGAGCATGTTATACAACAGGCCATAGGTGGAAATTTAGTTAGTAAGGGCATTCTGTGTAAACGATGTGGCGGTGATCTCAGCCGTAAAATAGATAATCCTTTTAATGCAATATTTGAAGGCATCGCAACAAGATTAGATATTAAAACAGACAGAAAGGCAAACAAAAGTCCGTCTATACTTGGTGAAATAATAAGCGAAGTTGATACTTATGGTATGAATCTCAAAGGTACTCAGGTATTTTGGAAGGGATTTAAAGTCGCCCCCGTTAAACCCTTTCACAGGTTTACTGAGGATAAGAAAAATATTATTATCTACTCTTCCAAGAAAAACTTCGAGAACTACAAAACAACAGTACAGAAAGAAATCGAAAGTATGGAATTGGATAATCCTCCAGAAATCATTATGTGCGATGATATTGACTGCATCGTTCAATACAAATTCCCTATGGATAATGTAGCCTTTAAAAAGGGGATTGCTAAAATTGCTATTGGTTTTGCCTCCACTCACGGAATCTCTAGAGAGACCCTACATTTGGCGTTAAAAATCGCAGAGGATAATCATGGACATATAGATGAGCAAGTATTTTTAGTCCAATACATTCCTTTGAGCATAATTGATAAAACTATTGAAAAGGATAAAGCAAGTTTAGCCAACTATCCTTCGCATAATTTAATACTCTTTACCTCCAAAGAAAGACCTTCTTATTTATGGTGTTATGTTGAATTATTCTCAACATTTCAATATTACATATTGTTAACTGATAATTATGAGGGTGAACCTATTTATGAATACCATTATCAACGTATCGAAAAAGCTAGTGAGTATGTTTTCACTCCAGACAGAAGGCATTATAAAGAACGTAATATGATTTTAAGTGGTTTAGGAATTACGGATGAACGAATCCAAGCAGCGTATGAAAAACAGAAAGATAAAAATAACAAAAAAACATTGGAAGAAGTAGAATTCGACATAATCATGCAAGAAACGGAGAAACAGAAAAACAAGGTTGACTTCGAATACGACATTAATAACTTTGTCAACTATTGCGCTCAAAAAACACTACTAAGTAATGATTCGGACTTTAAATCTAAGATGAATTTTAAAAACAACTTTTCTTTGTTTAGTAGGCTTGCAGAAAACAGTTATGATGATGAAATTTTCGACATATCAAGTTATCGCCGTTACTATATAGATAACGACAAACTTATAGATTACCCAGAGGCCTTAATACTAATGCGAGCGAGTAATGATCCGGCATTGAAAACACATAGTTTTTTCAGATTTACACAGCTCGAAAATTATGGTCAGAATAAAGGGTTAAGAGAAAAAACAAGGCAGGCTAAAAACCTTCTTGAAAAATCAAAAATTGAGAGCCGTTCTGAATGATTTCTCTTGGAGCTTTCCTATGTGAAAAATTACCCATCTAAAGTTAGCACTTTCATTTTCGGTATAGCGGGCTGCAAGATGTCCGCTTCTCGCTCAGAGCAGACCTAAAATCGTTCTGAGTGATGAGTGCCAAAAGATGATATTGCTAACACCGTCATGTGTTGATTAAAAAGGAAAGTGCCAATGCTTTGAAGAAAGTACAAGAAGACAATTTAATGGGGTAGACCAGCAAACTAATAACCAATTATCGATTGCTGATCTTACAGAAGCTCACTAAAAGAGTTTGAGTGCTAGCGTTGTACAATCCGACCGTTGGAATCCAACCACATTCCATCAGACAAATACACCATTTCCCCAGAATCATTTGTTACCTGTAGGTCATGGTAAATTGAAGTAAGTTCGTTTTCGGGCGAAGGCGCAATATCGTCGTTTCCAAAAATCATATCTTGGTATTGCGACCAGTTTTGGCGAATTTCGAAATACATATCAACATCATAATCCTGCATTCTTAGTTCATCATCTGAAGTTATATTCAACGTCTTTTTGAGACCGATAATATTAAAAATCCATTTCTTACCACTTTTAATGAAGTATGCTCCCGTGTAAGCCTCTTGGTCTGGTACTGCCTCATAACCTAAACTCAAAGCTAACTGTATCTGTTCTGCCAATGTAAAGGGTTTTTTCCATCCATCCATCCATCCATCCATACTTGTTTACCTGTTTACTGTACGAAAACGATATAATAAAGCATTATTGATAACCATGACCTAAGTAAACTTAACTAAATATGTATTATAAGGTCACTTATTCCCAGAATAAGATCCACTCCTTTCTCAAAGCTGATAATCAGATTTAATCTATTGCATAATAAATTGTTATTTTGTTTTTTAAATATTCACTACATTAGTATAGTGAAAAATATTCAAATTAAATAAAAATCCCTAATTTATTTTCAGTGTGAATTATTTTAATTAAATTTTTACTTTCTATTATTTAATATAAATCATAGGGTTGAATGCTTGATATCAAGCTTGATAAGCTCTCAATCATTTAAAGTATCTTCCCCAAAACCACCTCAACCCAAACTAAAAATCAACCAGTTACATACAAACCAAGATCACACAAAAAATAAATCATCTCCTCAATAATTATAATTTATTTAATAAGTTACTTAATTATTATGGGTATAATGTTACGCCATATGGGTTGGACAGAAGCCGCTGACTTAATCATTAAAGCTATGGAAGGCGCAATCGAAGCGAAGACTGTTATTTATGATTTCGAACGTCTAATGGACGGCGCTAACCTGCTGAAATATAGCGAGTTTGGTGACGTAATTATCAAACATATGTAATTGTTGATTTGATAAATAGTTAGCGGAAGCTTATTAGTTACCGTTTTTTATTAATGATTTTTTTACAATAATAAATAACATACTCATATAGAGAATTGTATTTAAATAGCCAAAGTTAGCAAAAGTGAATAAAGCTCAACAGACATTAAGCTAAATATAAAATATGAGTGAATAAACAATAAGGTATTTATTTTGGTGAAAAATACAACAGAAAATAATCTGCAAATGGCATGATAAAGAAGCCGAAGTTTATCAATTGCAGATTATCTGATACTTAAAATATAACCAAACAAAAATTAACAGGTAATGGTTACCCACTCTTTTCCACGAGTATTATTATAACGATCGGTTTGTAAACGTGTGGTATGGCCTAATAAGGCTTGGGTATCAATACCTTGTTTTCGGTATAAACGTTCAGATAAAGAACGTTGCTCATGAAATGTTGCAGGTGTTCCTTCTCCCCAATCAATATCTGTTTTATTTCTCGCCTTTTTAAAATTAGTCGTTAACGTATTTGCAGTAACTTGTTCGCCACGTTTAGATTGTGAAGTAGTTCGATGATAATGAACTAAATAATGGCTTACAATACGATCACGACATCGTTCAATAACTTCTTTAAGAGATACATTAATAGCTTGATTACGTAAAGAAAGTGGTATTGCTACTTTTGATCCTGTTTTACTTTGTATGATGTGCAAATGATCATCCCAAATATCTTGAAAACGCATACGTGAGATATCACTAACTCGCTGACCCGTCACAATGGCAAGTAGCATTGCATTTCCCATATAACGATGTTGTTTATCGGCAATATCATAAATTTTATGCCATTCATCTAGAGTGAGTCTTTGTCGCCTGATCCGTGTTCTTGGCCTTTTCGTTGCTAGAGCAGGGTTATATCCGGGAGGAACTTCTCCAGCATGTTGCGCTTCTTTAAAAATATCACTAAAAACCGATCTTACAACTTGAGCCATACGCATTTGACCTATTGCTTTGTATTCATCAATAATACTGACTAGATCTCGAGTACCTATATTTGCTAATGGATATAAAGCCAATTTTTGACGCATCAGATCTATAGGTTTTTTCTTTTGTTTATATGTAGCAAGTTTTATCTCACCTTGTGATAAACGTTCTTTTTGAATATTCCAATAGCGATCTAACCATGTAGAAACAGAGATAGATTGATCTTTCATAGTAGCAACTCTATCACCAATGATTAAAATTTGGCGTGTTCTTTGTTCTGCTATACGGTTATTGGCTTCAAGAGCTATCTGTTTAGCTTGTGCTTCATCATCTCCTAATGAATGAAATTTTCCTGAAATTGGGTGACGGTATCGCCAATATATCTTTTTCATCCTTGGATGATATATTGAATATAAATTGGGTATATCAATATTCTTTTTACGAAGTCGTCCGCTCATCTTTTAATATTTTCCTTAATATAGGGTCATCGAATGTTTTGATGGAAGGAGTGGCAACTATACCAACTAAATCAGCATCTTCTTTGACTCGCCATAATCGGCCTTCTTTCCTTGCAGGGGGACAAAAATAACCTAATCGTGCATATTTATTTAATGTTGTTAGAGAAGGTGGGTGACTTTTATATCGTTTATCCGACCATTCCTTTAATGTTAATACTTTCATAATACATCCTTGCATAATAAAAATTAGTTAATAAGTATTAATTTACATTTAAATAAAAAATAATGAAATTTATTTGATAGCTAATAAATAGCATTATTTTCTATCGAATATATATTTCCTTTTGCATTGTTAATAAGAGAGATGTTTGTTAATAGATAATTATTGTACCTGATGTTTATATTATTACAATAACCATGTAATGGGAAGTACATATTGAGCTGAAATGAGCCAGCTCAATAAACTAAAATAAAGAAGATTAGAGAGTCTGAATAATTTGTATTACATAACCAATAATTTGATAATCATCAGTAAATAATATTGGGGTAAAGGCTGTGTTTAATGAGATTAAATAAAATTGTGGTGGTTCATGGATAAACTTTTTAATAACGATGTCATTAGTAATAATATTTTTAGCGATAATTATTTTTCCATATAACTCTATCTCATTTTTGAATGATGGTTCGATAATAACGGTTGAACCTTTAGGAATTGAAGGAAGTGAATAGGGGTTTGTCATAGATTCGCCTTGGTAAATTAATCCATATGCTTGTTCAGATACGGGTACTGTTGCACAGCACCAATGCTGAATATCGCTTAATCTTAATGTATCGTAACGTGCTTTCCAATCGGCTGCTTGTTCAAGCGTTATAATGGGTATTTTCTTAATATTCACTGTCTTGCGAGTTATAATTAATGCATCTGCTTCTGATGAGTTCCCCCCGTAAAGTAACCATTCTGGAGAGACTTCAAGGACTTTGGCTAATGCCTGTAAATTTTCTCCATCCGGCTCTGTAACTCGTGTTTCCCACTTTGTAATAGAAACTCGGCTTACACTTAACATCTTTGCTAGAGCTTCTTGTGTTAATGACAATTGTAAACGGCGTTCTTTAATTCTTATGTGCATTTTATTTCTCATGTAATTTATATTTCCTTTTTTTTAGGTAAAAAGTATTTGCGTACTCTTTGTCTATTTGTTAATTTTAATTACCCAAACGGATAACTTATTAATTTAAGTGATATGCATATAATATAAATTAATTATATTAATTCGAATGACGATAGTTTTAGCATTAATAAAATGCTTACTATTTTAGTCATGATTAAATTTAATAAAATAGAATATTTTACAAAACACTAACGGAATTACCATCTTTTGTTATTTTTTCAATTAAATTATTTTTAATTTAACGCTTTTTGGCATTTAGAAAGAATAAAGAGAAAAGGAGTTCAGCATATGAAATCATTAATTATAAAATCTCGACCTCAGATAGTGATACCAGAATTAGCTGTCAAAATTGGATTGCATGAAGCTTTAGTATTGCAACAATTGCATTATTGGATAACAGAAACTAAGTCTGGTATTGAACATGATGGGCGACGATGGATTTACAATACACTATCTAATTGGCAATTACAGTTTCCATACTTATCAGTATCAACGCTCAAACGGGCATTCGCTCAGTTACGTATTTCTGGGTTGATTGAGGTAAAACAACTCAATAAACATCTTCATGATCGTACAAATTTTTATAGTATCAATTATCAACATAAGATCTTGCAAATAGAAGAAGATGAAAAGAAAAGTTTGAATGAAGGTAATTATGCCAATAAAACAACAATAAAACCGTTCGATGAGCCCAAATCGAAACAATGGACAGGTGTAACAAATCTATCTCAGAGTAGTTCAAATAGAGCCCTTCTTACAGAGAGTACAACAAAGATAACTACAGAGAGTAACAATAAAAGATCTCGGTCAGTTTGCTCGTTTTCAAGTCCTGAACGTCCAGAAATAGAAATTATCCGTTATTTTAACAAAGTGACTCACTCCCATTACCGTGAGTGTCAGACGACGTTAGGATATATCCGTGCAAGATTAGCTGATGGTTTTCATTTCGAAGAATTGATATTAATAATCGATTATTTAACAGCTAAATGGCTCAATGATAATAATATGCAGGACTATTTAAGGCCTAAAACATTATTTCATAAAAATAATTGTACTGAATATCTTGATAAAGCGAAGAAATGGCATTTAAAAGGGAGGCCAGCATATCGAAATGGGCAATGTTTAAAACCCGGGGAAATACCGATTGAAATTGATTATGCAGAAAGAGACAGTACGTTTAATTTACTATTTAGCTCAGCGTGGAAGCCCAAAACAGCACTTCAAATTCTAGCTAAAAAAATGGCTTTACAGCGTGGTTTAGGGCATATGCATATTCACAAGGCTAGGTCTGTTTGGAAAGAAATTTGGTATCAGTCGGCTCAATTAATTGCTCGTTCAACAATTACAGATAAGATCGCATAAGGTAGTGGTGATATGAGAGATATACAACAAGTATTAGAACGATGGGGAGCTTGGGCCTCGGATGTACAAAGTGGAGTAGATTATTCTCATATTGCAGCAGGTTTTAAGGGTGTTTTACCTTATCAATCATCTTCAAGGATAAGTTGTTGTGATGATGATGGTATGATTATTGACGCTACAATAGCGAGATTACAACAATTGAGAAGAGAAGAAGAATTGAATGCGCTTATTTTACATTATATATATCAGTGCTCTAAAAGAAGCATTGCAAGACGTTGGAAGGTGAGTGAAAGCCGTGTACGTCAGATTATACAGATTGCAGAAGGTTTTGTAGAAGGTGGTTTGGCGATGTTAGATTCAGGATTAGTCATGGATCATGAAGTTGCTTGTAATAAAAAACAGGTTAAATAAAAAAGTATTAACGCGCTACGCAAATTAACTGCTATTCTAATAAAAATAAAGATATTTTTCTGGGTTATATATATTGTAAAAATATAACCTTGAGTGATTAAATATAAAATTTTATATAAATTAATATTTTTATTGCTAACCTTGTTAAGTAATGCTTAATTTTAAATTTTCTAATTTTTATGATATAAACTTATGCAGTCATCTTAAATGTTAGAGTTATTATGGTACCTAAAAGATTAAAGGCTGCAAGGGCAAGAGTTGCATTAACTCAAGAAGAGTTAGGTATTTTAGCTGGGATTGATGAAGAATCAGCTAAAATTAGAGTGTGTCAATATGAGTCTGGTACACACCGCCCAAACTTTGAAACTATTTGCCGATTTTCCAAAATATTAAAAGTTCCAGAAAATTATTTTTATACTTTAAATGATGAATTCGCGGAAGAGTTAATAAATATTTATAATAATAAATATAATTGCTCTTAAATATTATCTAGAGAGATTATACATGTTTTGTTACTTTATTATATAAGTAAAGAGATTACATGAATAACTTAAACTTATTATGTGCTATTTAAAATAGGAGGTAAAATATTTTATAAATACACTATTGTTTTTAATATAATACTAAAGTCTAATTATGGTTCCTTTTAGGTTAAGATATGCCCGTAAAATGGCAAAATTAACTCAGACAAGATTAGGTACTCTGGCCGGAATGGATGTAGCTAGTGCTCGTTCAAGAATTTCGCAATACGAGTCTGGACTACATAAACCAAGTTTCGAAGTTGTGTGTAAACTAGCCAAAATACTTAACTTGCCTGAATGTTATTTTTATACCGTTAATGATTGTTTAGCGGAAGATATAATGAAATTATATCGTGAAAAATATAATAAGTAATAAGCTTATAATTCATCTTTATTATTTATATTTTTATGTCTTAATTTACGAATAATTTGATTTCCTTTTTCATCAAAGTACCGTTCAGGCCATATTGTTGATGGAGGTATATCAAGTTCTTTAGCAATAATTTGCTCTCCTTTTGGCCATGGACGGGACAACGCGTTAGATAGAGTCGATGAGCTTAAACCTGCAGCTCTGGAAACTTCTGCTAGTGTTGTTCCTTTTTTCTTTAAAGAAGCAATAATATCAGCCGGATGCCAGTTTTTATTAATCATAAGATATCCATATAGATTGGTTTAAAGTATATTGATGAAAGTAAAATGTTAATATATCGGTTAACATTTTTCATTTTAAATAATTGTTATATTTTTTTAAATGAAGTAATTCCTATTTTTAAATGTAACCGGTTAGTATTTTTATTTATAAAATATATTAAATATATAAATTAATATTTTTGTTTTTACAATTATCAGCAGGGTTATTTATTTAAAAATAATCTGACAAAAAAGACTTGCTGTTTATATGATGACGAGTTACACCTTTATATATATTCATATTTCTACACTAAAGGGTAAAATGTCATGATAAAACAGAACGATATGACAATTCAGGCGTATGATATATTAGAAATGATATCCCAATATACGGGGAATAATATAATAGAAATCGTTACTAAAACACAACTAAGTTATGAAAGTTGTGAGTTTTTACTTACACAATTAGAAATGGCGGGTTTTATTTTAAAGCATGGCGAGTTTTATAAAAGAACAACTAAGAGGGTTAATTAATTATTGCATAACATCAAAAAAAGATTGATGGTAATTTTTCCGACATAAAAGATAAGGTATATGTGATGAGATAGTGAAGAGAATAGTTACATCTGCTAGATGAAATGGTAGTGGATTTTTTATGGTGAAAATATTACTGTTGCTGAGGTTTACGAAGATAGGGTTAAGATTGAAAAAATGCTTAATAGATAGTTATATAAAATAAATAGGCCAATTTACCCTCTACTTTTTATATTAATGAAAGTTAAAGGCTAGGGACTAATAGTTTCTGGCTTTTTTATTATTTAGATAAAGGATATTGATGCAATTATACAATAATGATGCATTAGCTATATTAAAAACATTACCTGACAATTATATTGATTTAATCGCCACGGATCCACCGTATTTCAGAGTGAAATCGTGTGCATGGGATAACCAGTGGGATAATGTTGAGGCATATCTGTCTTGGCTTGATGAGGTACTAGTTGAATTCTGGCGAGTATTAAAACCCAATGGCAGTTTGTATTTATTCTGTGGTTCTAAATTGGCATCAGATACTGAACTGCTTGTTCGCGGGCGATTTAATGTATTAAGCCATATTATTTGGGCTAAACCATCTGGGCCATGGAAAAAACAAAATAAGGAAAGCCTACGCACCTTTTTTCCTTCAACAGAGCGGATACTCTTTGCTGAACATTATCAAAAGCCAATCACCGCTAAAGGTTCTGAATTTTCTTTAAAATGCCAGAAGTTAAAGCAAAACGTATTTAAGCCATTGATTGATTATTTTAGAAATGCTCGTTTAGCACTACAGGTGAGTTCTAAGGAGATAAATCAAGCAACAGATAAGCAAATGTTCAGTCATTGGTTCAGCAATAGTCAGTGGCAATTACCTAGCGAGGAAGACTACAAAAAGTTACAAACACTGTTTACACACATTGCTGATAAACAAGAAAAGTTATCGCCGTTATCCCGCCAGTTTACCGAGTTAGAGCGAGAACAATTCACCTTACAAAAAGATTATCAAGAATTAATAAAAGAATATGGTTTATTAAGACGACCATTCTTTGTAACTGCAGATGTGCCTTACACCGATGTGTGGGCTTATCCACCTGTTCTGTATTATCCCGGTAAACACCCTTGTGAGAAACCATCGGCCATGATGGAACACATTATTCGCTCAAGTAGTCGCGAAGGGGATTTGGTTGCTGATTTCTTTATGGGATCAGGAGCAACACTGAAAGCAGCACTAAAACTTAATCGAAAGGTTTTAGGTGTTGAGCTTGAGAAAGAACGCTTTATGCAAACAAAAATGGAAATAAAAATTCAAAAATAGCATAAGTCTCTTACTAATTATAAGTAAGAGACTTAATAGAATCATAGTTTAGTGATTCTAATGGTACGGCGTTGGGGTGGATATGATGATGTTGTATCTTTTACTAAATATTTTTCACAAACAATTCCATTTTCATCGATTTGTTCATATGTATAGCTATCGGTATCTTGGCCTTTTCTTAGACCGTCCCAGTTAGAACCTGTTTTCACAAGAGTGTGATTCTCTGGAATGGAATGTTGTTTTTTGATTCTTTCAATTATTTCGTCCATTAAAGAACTCCAATGTTAAAAATAATTTAACATTATGGCATGCTTTTTATGTCTTTTCTTTTGCTTGTATCACATATCAATAATTAGCACTAAATATATAAACAAATAATAGGACTACACATATGAGTGAGCCGTTAACGGGCACTACAACAGCATCGCTAGCGGGCGTTTCAATTGTGGGCCTATTTGCTGGTATGGATGCAGGCGTCGTCATTGGTGCGTTTGCCGGGGCGGTTATATTTGTATTGTCAGCACATGATATTCGGTTATTAAAGCGATGGGCGTATTTCACTGTTGCATTTGCGATTGGGATATTAGGCGCTGATTTTATGTCATCACTACTGAGTGGCATTGTCGGAGATAGAGAAGTCGATCGCTCTGTTGGTGCAATGTTCTCATCGGCTGGTTTGGTTGGTGTTTTGGTAACAATATCTAAACCCGGTGCGCTCACAGACAGTATCAACAACGTTATCAACAACCTGATAGATAAATTCAGAGGAGGTGGAAGATGACCATCTCAATGTTTTGGATTTACGTCAATTTTTTCTCATGCTTATTCGCTGTTATTCGCCTTGTTAACTATGAGCGTAACGGCGCTAAATACAAATTCTTTCCGTCACTTATAGCATGGGTTCTCATTGTTATGCTTGGTTCTATACTAATGCCAACGTAATTGAAGGCAACTTCCAATACAGCTTTAGCGCATTAAAATCGCGTCACACCGCCGTCGAAGTTCGTTTTATTGATCCAAACAATGGTTGGAAAACCAGTGTTGAGCTAGTTGAAGATGATGCTAGCATAGCGCGCTTTGGACGCAATGTGATGCGCGTCGATGCATTTGGTTGTACTAGCAGAGGTCAGGCTCATCGTCATGGTCTTTGGTTGTTAACTACTGAGAAATTAGAAACTCAAACGGTTGAATTTAATATCGGTAGTGAGGGGCTACGTCATATGCCGGGTGATATTATCGAAATTGCTGATAATTATTACGCGGATAATCAAATTGGTGGACGTCTAACACATATTGATTATGCCTCTCAAACATTAACCTTAGATCGCAATATCGACACACCCAAAAGTGGTAAATCAAGCGTCACACTCCTCAATGCACAAGGTGATCCGCAATCTTATGAAGTGGTGAGCTATCCCGCATCTAATCAAATAAAGCTGGATACTTTACCGTTAGGGTTACAAGAAGGCGGAATCTGGACATTAACACTTCCATCTTTACGTCGGCGATTATTTCGTGCTATTAGCTTGTCTGATAATGGTGATGGTAGTTTTACGGTTATCGCTGTGCAACACGCGCCAGAAAAAGAGGCTGTTGTTGATAAAGGAGCTAAATTTGAGCCAAAACCTGATACGCCACTGGGTGGATTTATTCCACCGGTTGAAAACCTTTCTGTGGATATCGAATCAGATACAAGTGCATGGCAAGTAGAAGCCAGTTGGAATACACCTTATTCCAGTCGAGGGGTAGATTTTTTATTAAAACTAACCACTGGTGATCGCATTGTCGGTACCGCCTCAACCACGGATACGATATATCGTTTTGGTGGTTTGCCTCAGGGGAATTATGTTTTATCCGTCTTGCCTCAAAATGATCGGAAACAAAAAGGCGAGGTGGCCACAACTTCATTTGCGATTAATCCACCATTACCACCCAGTTATATTGAGGTTGAGTCGGGCTATTTTAGTTTAGGGATTATTCCGCGATCTGGTGGTCAAAATAGCTTACGAGCACAGTATGAGTTTTGGTTTTCAGAAAAACAGATCACGGATATTCGTGATGTGGAAAATCGTGCTGAGTATTTAGGTATTAGCTCTATGTGGGTTATACAAGGACGTAACCTAAAGGCAGGACATACCTATTATATTTATGTTCGTAGTATAAACGCTGTAGGGCATTCAGAATTTGTGGAAGGAATAGGGCAACCAGAAAGTCACACTAGCGAAATACTAGATAATTTAGATAAAGAATTACAGGAAACGCAAGCATGGCGGAAGCTTAATGAAAAAGTTGAATGGAATGAAAATACAATAAAAAGGGTAGGTTATAATGAATATAATTTATCTCAAAAGTTTGAAAAATACAGTAAACAGACAGAGAAAACGATTAATGAGATCCGAACTCAGATAGAAAATACGGAAGCTGATATTATTACTCAAAAGGAAGCAATTTCTTCTATCAAACAAGCTCAATCAAGTTATCAACAACAAGTCCAAACTAAAATTAATCAGCAGTCAGGTATTATCAATCAAAAGATGAATGCACAATTTACACAATCAGGAGGATATGCTCGACATTCAATAAATATTACTATCGTCCATAATGGAATTAGATATAATGCAGCTGGTTTTATTGTTAGTGCCGAAATCAAAAATAAAAAAATAAACTCTTATATTGGATTTAATGCCAATAACTTTGCATTTTATAATCCCAAAAATAACCGAATGGAACTGTTTATGTCTGCTAAAAACGGACAATTTTTTATTCGAGATGCATTAATTGATAAAGCCATGATCAGAAAACTCGCGTTATCAGAGGCTATTACTTCCAATAATTATTCTCCCGAAAAGTCAGGTTTTATTCTTGATGTGAAAAATAACAAATTAGAAATATATGGTGGTAATGGAGGAACAACACTAACCAATCAAAATTTATATGTAAAAGACGAAGCTGGGTATAACGTTGTTATTATTGGTGATATCACAAATGAGCGATAATTATGGCATGGTAATCAAGTCTAAAAAATATGGAATTAACTTATTAAATACATCCGATAGAGTCGGCCGAATTGTTGGTTGGCATGATATTACTCCTATACCACTTATGACTAAAAAAACCTTTAGTTATGACCATTCTGATCTAAATAAATATGGAGAAGTATTTGCTTGGTTTGGGACTTCCTTTATGAGAGGGTTAGCCGGAGATGTTACTTTAAATATTAATAACGGGGTAATTATTCTTGAACTCGATAATGTTTATAGAAATGGCCTAATCGATATATATGATGACATAATTAGGTTATATTATGGAGTATATTGATGGGTAAATATGGCATTATTATAAAAGGAAAGGATCGCCATGTTCAAATAGATAGCTTTAATACGGTTATGAACTGTATTAGAAAGCAGACTGTTGTAATGAAAGGCGGGATAGTATCTGGAAATCAAGGATATTATACTGAATTACCGAACACCCCACATTCATCTACAAAGTTATTTGCTGTATCACCTAACAATGTTTTTGTTAAAGTTATTGGGGGAGCCATAAAAGGAAGTGACAAAAATATCCAGCTATCCCAACCTTATAATGACTCTTCGGGTAGTGTTGATGTATTTGAATTTGGTGATTTTCCTAATAATATTTTTAAAGAAAAATATGGAGTCGTTATAAAAAATAGTAGTACAAAACAGACTGTTTATAACTCTAATTGGGGGGTGTTAAAAATAGTAGGATATTTTATTGCATCATGGAAAGAAGATATTGATTATCAATTACCAAATATAAAAGATTTAGCTTTCGTTTTTGGTGGCGGAATGGGAGGAATATGGGAGGATGGATTTGAAGGGGCTTGGATGGATACTTTTATTAAAAAAGTGGGAAATACGTTACAAGTAAGATATAAAGAAGCTGTTCTTTGGAGCACAGGCAGTGCAAATCGTGATTTATCTAGATTTCCATCTACTTGCTTAATAATAGATGTGAGCGATATTAAGAAGGTATTATGAAAAAAATAATTTTATTATCTATTGCGGTATTTATTTCAGGCTGTGCTGATAGAAAACCTATAAATTATCAGACAGTGGAGTGTGTTGGTTTAATTAAAATTCAGACTATTGAAAAATATCAGAGTTTTAAATTAAGTCGCTATAATAATGATAATAATATGTATTTCGGATACGGTAAAGCAGGTTTATGGCAAGGCGGTTGGGTTCACCCTGATATGTTTGACAAAATATATTGCAAAGATAATTCACCTATAAAAAAATAAATTTAGGAAATAAATCATGATATACACAACAGGCGCTGTTAGCACAGTGTCGGGGGTTGCTATTGTCTCTGGCACAGGTACCAAATGGATAGTTAATAATCCCGCTATTCGAGCAGGAACATTAATTTTAATTAAAAACGGCAATATGAATTACCCCTATATGGTCGATAGGGTAAATAGCGATACAGAATTAGTTATTTCACAACCGGCTACATTTACCGTAAAAAACACCAGTTACAGTATTAATCTCACTGAGCCAAACTCATACAGCGATGCTAATAATCGTATGACCGCTATTGCATCAGATACGACGTATTTTCTGCGAGCAATGGATCAATGAATGATGAATAACGGTGTGGTGACAGTAGAGCTATCTAATGGGCAAAAAGTAACGTTAGATAGTGTTAAGAAGATGCAGGGGGATATTGCCAATAAGTTGGATATTAAAACAGGAGGTAATGTCACCGCTAGAGTATCTGCAAATCCAATATCAGTGACTAGAGATGGTAATGACTATTTAAATATTTATCCACCCAAAGTAGGGGATGGTAAGGACTTAGGATTTTTTCAATACAATTTAGATAAGGCGTGGAATGGAATATTAAAGATTCCAAGAGCTCCATCAGGGGGAACCGAAACAATACTTACAGACGGTATAAATTATGGCACAGGAAGAGTTTTGTCTTTTAAAGCAGAGTATAAAGATAAAGCTAGTTATATTGAGTCGATATGGGTTGATAACTCTTTTCGATGGAGAATTGGGTCAATGGATGCCACGTCTGATTTTCAAATAAATACAGGTGGTGGCGCTAGGTTTCATCTAACTAAAGATAGTCTCACTGTTAACGGTAAGAAGGTTCTTGATAATGTCACACCTAACACAGTTAAAAAGCAATCTATAAATAGAAATGGGTTTTATCAATGACAAGATATTGAGCCTTATAATGTAATGTTTATGGGGATTGCTTGTACTCACGTGAGTAACGAGCAATATGTATTCTCCTTATGGGGGAGAGGGAATAGATTTTTATTTAGTACGAAAGATGCAGGAAAATGGTTTGGTACTTGGGAGGTATGGACAACAGCAAATGCGAGGGCTGATACAAATGGCTTTATCAAAAAAGCCTCACCAATTATCGACATCAATCCCGACGGTACATTCACCACTAACGACGAATCAGAAGGTGCTACAGTTACTCGAGTAGCTCAGGGTGAATATCTTATCGAAGGCGTTTTAGGCTTTAACTCAGATGCAGGTTGGGGTGGTGTAGATGGTGGTATTGAAATTCCACTCGATGTTAATAAACAGCCGTTGATATGGGTAGACTCTAAAGTTATGGAGGACGGTTCTATCCTCGTGAGAACGTATCATCGAACTCACCCTAACGCACCTAAATTCGCCCGTAATGATATTGATGGTTACAAAGACGGTGACCCGATTGATATCCCTGATGGTCGTTTCATTTCCGTTCGTGTACAAGATGCCAGAGCAATCAATCTATAACGTGAGAATGCGTGAGATGGAAGAGGCACAGAAAGCGGAAGAGGAACTCAGACAAAAAGAAGAGGAGATGAAAGCACAATTCGGGTTAGGCGAAAATGACGAATTGTTTTAATAATTAATTGTATTAGTTTGCTGTAATATCTGACCAGTGTTAAAAGTAAGTGTTTAATTATTACGCAAAAGAAAATAATTATTTATGACTTTTATTATAAGTAGTATTTTTATCAATGTTATGTGGTAATATATTTATGAATTATTTTTGTTTGATTTATCTGATGATATCAAAAACTTTTTTATAAATTTTATTAATGAGCTTGATGGGGGTTGTAGTATGGGAGTAGTGTGGAAATTGGGCTTTAAATAGGGGGAATCTAAAGGGGGATTACACTAAGCAAATTTTAGGTATAAAAGAATTAACTGTAATTAGTTGATTTTCAAGGAATGATAGGATTTTGACCTACGAGCTTGATTCCTTATGGCTGAGAATTATAATGAGAACATATTTCTTGCTAAGTTTTCACCATAAATCTCATCCATTTTATATTTTAATCCCTTAGTCTCGGCAATGCAGATATCTAAATTTTTTCTCATTATTATTACCTTGAAGTGAAGTAAGGTGGGTAGTAAAAATATTCACTGAAATGAGCTTTCTAATTTTTAAATGATTTGCATATTATGTATGTTATTTATTATTTTTTCGTTGTTAGCGTGTAGTCAATGTTAATTTCTCTATTTCATCGTTTTTATATCGATTATTTTAATGCTAGTTCACTAAGTTTTGGAACTGTCGATAAGTTGAATATGAATCCAGCATTTTTAATGTTTTGAATATAATCTAAAACTTTCAGTCAATCTCAATTATGTGTATTAGATATATACATAAAGTTCACTCAGTGATCTACTATATGACTCTAAAGATTATAGCTTAGATGACAAATAATAATACACAAGTCCACAATATTCTTTCAATTTGTTTTGAGTATTAGCTGTCATATATTCTTGAAGTAGCTGTTTTATTTCATTTTTGCTTCTCTTTCCTGGGCGGTTTGAAAGTGCTTTTCGAATAGAGTTAAGTATAGATAATCTATTCTCGATAAGACGAGCCTTATTAAGGTTTAGAACTTTATTTATTGCAATTGAAAACTCGTCGTCTATAGAAAATATAGTCCCTTGACCATCATATTTTATTAGTGAATTAATTCGATCTTGTGGTTTGCTGGGATTGAATTTAATTAATTGATTACCTTTTCGACTATCACATGTTTGGTCAACATATTTACTTCCTTCAGCTCCCATACAACAGCCTAATAAATTAGAATAATCGAGTTGAAGCGATGGATAAAGAGATTGACATGCCCAGTGTTCGACTTTCATATTGTCGGATGTTATTCTAGCCATACAATAAGCACAAAGATGACCTTGCTCTTGTAATAATGATTGTTTTATTGCTTCTTTTACGGGTGTAAAATTAGGTCCATCATATTCACCTCCGTTTGAGCGATATTCTGTAAGTAAACGAGGTTCTTGTTTTTTTTGAATCTCCCTCATTTTTCATCCCACCCATACATCTCAATATCAAATTTAGCACTAATAAATTCAGGGATTTCACCATTGAGTTCAGCTTCCATTCTCACAATTTTAGCTTTCGCCTCTTCAAGTTCACCATTAGTGATTAGTTTAAATACAGCATCTATTTCTTTTTGTACTTCTGCTGGACGATCTAATCTTTTATTATCAGTTTTCATAATTTCATTGAGAATTTGGTTTGATGTCAAACCATAGGACTGGTTTGGAGAATGAAAACTAAAATTATTCTGGTCATCTTTACCAAGTATAATTATTTGATTATGTTTTACTTCACTTATAATTTGCGGTGAGTGGGTGGTAACTATTAGTTGACAATTGGGAAAAACATTTTTTATGTTTTTTAATATCTCTCGTTGCCACCTAGGATGAAGATGTAAATCAATTTCATCAATTAAAATAATTCCTGAAGTTAGCAATGGATTTTCTGAAAATGGATTTAAAATCATCATTCTTCTGCAAATATCAAGAATTAAAGCAAGTAGAGATTTTTCTCCTTGTGAAAGTTGAAGTATATTTATTTTTTTATTATATTTTTCAATAGAAAGATGTAGAGTTGGCTTTAATTCTATATTCAGATTACTAAATCCTTCCATAAATAATGAAATAGCATTATTTATTATTTTCTGTTTTTTAACACTCGGACTTTCCTCATAATCCTGGTTTTTTTTGAGATTAGATATAAGTTTTTTCAGAAGGTCACGAGATTCAACATCTGTGACTGCTAATTTTTCGAGGGAAGAAAGTATGTTTGGATCTGTTTGTGTAATATTTTTTGTTTCATGTTTAACTATATCATCAAGGCGTTTATACCAACGAAAGAAACTTTTAAAATCGGCTTTGCCAGAAAGTGTGTTATTATATCCGTCAAAACGATTAGAAACTTCTATGGATGCAGTTTCATCAAAATCTACCATATCTTTTGTATTTATATCTGTAGAGCGCATGACTCCATAATATGCTAAAAGAGGAAGTTCAAAATATTTATCATTTTCACAAGCTAATTTATATAAATTTCCTAATTTAGTGAATGATGATAAATGACTTTTTTTACTTACTGAACTTCCTTCTTCAACTTCACATAATTCAATTTTTGAGGAGAAAGTCTTTTTTAGCTTAATTTCAGTAATTATGGAGCAATATCCATCTTTATTATCTAAATTGATATCTGTTTTATCGATATCTTTTCCTCTTCCACCTTTATGAACTATACGTTGTATAAGCCAACTTAAACTATGGGATATAGCATCTAATACAGTGGTTTTGCCTGCACCATTGTTGCCAACGAGAACCCAAGTTGAAGTATCTTTCAAATCAAGATTGATGCGATCTATAATTCGAAAATTAAGTACAGATAAACCAGATATCTCAATTTTTTGTTGGTGAAATTGTTTTAATGCTAAGTCAAGATATTCTTTAGATTTCAATTCGTTTTTTTCTAAGTACTTGCCACTCTTATAATGGGAATATAATTCGTAAGACGCATTTATATCACCCTTTCGAGATTTTGATGTAAGTTTAATAAATTTGCTATTCACAATAGGTTCCATCTTCTTTCCTCAATTTAATTAGTTTTGTAATAATATGACTAGAATATTTTTTAGACATCCTATCTCGAAAATCGGGCTCTATATAAATAGCAAATGACAATAATCCCTGTAAATAATAAGTCATATCGGGAGAGAGACTATCAAGTGTATATCTATGAATAAGCGAAGATATTAATCGTTTACGCTCTCGCCCTACCGATAACGAACCTTCCGTTGTTATCGTTATTCCTGTTATATGGCGGTTATGAGCCCGAGATGTAAATACTGTTTTTCGCTCATTCAATGTTATTAGGTTTTTATATTCCTTATTGAGGAAAAATCTTATTTCATCAGGTAAGTTAAACAAGATATTTTTTTTGTTTGTTGAAAACGTAAGATCATCTGCATAACGAGTGTAAACAATCTCTCGTTGATTACAAATATCAGTAAATGTTTCATCAAAATAATACATTATAATATTTGATATAAGTGGTGAACTAGGAGCTCCAACACTGAGAGAAAGTCTTGCTGATTGGCTCTTTGCTTTGTTCCAAAATAATCCTTTTGTTAAGACCCTTTTCTCTGCTGAAGATAACTCATATTCATTTTTAGTACATGCTGTAAAAAGTAAATCGGGAGTAATGCTATTAAAAAAATCAGAAAAATCCAATTTAAGAATGTAAGAGTTTTGGGCATGTAAGCTCGCATTTTTTTTTATTCCTAAGCCTTTCCTGTATGCGAGGGCATTTGGGTGTATTTTTAGAAGAGGTTCCAAAATATCAATAAGATTGTATTGGAAGTTTTTAAGTTCACGTGATGGATGTGCGATAATCCTTTCACCACCATTCCGTTTGGGAATACTGTAAACTTTATAACGATTGGGCGCATTATATAAGAAGCTATCAATTTGCCTACGATTCCGAGGCTGAATTTTGACAAGCTTCGTGTAAAGGTTAAGACGCATCTTAAGTCCTTAACAAATCATCGAAGTATTTAGGGAAAAGTGGCAAACTGAATTTATCAGTTTGCCACGGTCCTTTACTAAAGGATGCGGTAGTAGTTCCCTGCCGCCGTGAAGATTTCGAGCGGTTGCAGGGAACTACTACCGCAACCACGAATCCTCACAATAAGTTAGAGTCTGGCTAATCACCCGACTAGACGTAATCGTCTAAACGCTAAAGGACGAACATAGTCTACTGTAATGGAGACAATACAGCAAATATCATGAGGAATATTATGGAATATTTGTTTATGTTCATTTAGATAACACACCTTGCTTTAATTTCATGTTAATTGCTCATTGAAATTCGTTTCTACACTTAAATCTGGGTTATCAAAACCAATAAAAGCATTATGGTAATCAAATAGTTATAAAAAGGCATAACAACTGTCTTTTAGGTCTGTGAAGAGTAAATATATCTTAATAAACAAATACTTAATGATAGTGGAAATACATAATGCTACGCCACATGGGTTGGACAGAAGCCGCTGACTTAATCATTAAAGGTATGGAAGGCGCGATCGAAGCGAAGACCGTTACTTATGATTTCGAACGTCTAATGGACGGCGCTAAGTTGCTAAAATGTAGCGAGTTTGGTGACGCGATTATCAAACATATGTAATTGTTGATTTGATAAATAGTTAACGGGAGCTTATTAGTTCCCGTTTTTTATTGTCAATTTTGAAATGGTTATCAAAACGAGTTATCAAAACCACCTGAAATTTGAGCAATTAAATCACGATTTTTATCTAATTTTTGGCGTTCAAGTTGTTACCTGATTACTCAGCGTCGAGTTTTGCTTTTCAGCTATAAAGTAATTTATCGGTGATCCCTAAAAAACCTGTCGCTTTTGGAACGCTATAACCTTGTTCGCTGACTAATGCGACCGCCTCTTGCTTAAACCCAGTAGTATAAACACTGTTTGTTCGTTTTTTCATTTAACACTTCAATAGTTAGATTATATTCCATTATTAATGTGTTCTGTTTGATAAAGCAGATCAGACGGTTTTATTCTCATGAAAAAAACGTATCACGGCATTCATCCTAACGCACCTAAATTCGCCCGTAATGATATTGATGGTTACAAAGAAGGTGACCCAATTGATATCCCTGATGACCATTTTATTTCCGTTCGTATACAGATGCCTGAGTAATCAATCTATAACGTGAGAATACGTGAGATGGAAGAAGCGTAGAAAGTGGAAGAGGAGCGCAGACAAAAAGAAGAGAAGATGAAAGAGCAATAAATAGCTTTCATTTATATTAATATAAAAAGATAATCACAATATAAAAGTCAATTATATTGAGATTATCAGTTATTTTAAAAATTAGACACCAAAATTAAAAGTGAGGACGGCTTCACCCATAAAATCTAAACCATTAGATAAATCTATTCCTTTTTTACTTAATTCATCTCTGGATAAAATAAAAGCAGAATTAGTTTTCCCTAACTTAAAATCTGCAGAAAAAATCTTACCTGAGATTAAATCCAAATTAGCTTTATCTACACTTTCTTGTTGTTTTGTCGTCCAGCCATTAGTCACTTCTTTGGCCATGACGGTTTTATCGCCTGAAAATCCTACAGCTACATCATTTGCTCGACTAATAAATACAGGTTTTTCATCTACAGTAACATTAGTCCAAACGAATAATGCCCCACCAACAGAAGACTCCACTTTATCTTTACTAACGAGATGAAATACCGCGCTTTCTTTAGATTTATTGTTACCATTAAGCTCAATCAGAGCACTCAGATAAGTATCAGTGGCTCTAAACGTGAGGTAAGTTTCTGCATCACATTCAATAGTGACATTATTTAGGATTGAGTCATGAGGGTATATGTAATTTGCTGATTTAGGGATCAATGAAGGGCTTAATTTACCTAAGTCAAAAATTACATCGCTTTGTGTCGCACCATTAACCATACAAGTAGGTGGCTTAATATCACCATTGATTTTTAAATTAGCCACAGGAATTTTAGCAGCTAAAGCAGGGGCTGATATCACAGTCAGCATAGTAAGATTGAGTAATACTTTTTTCATAAAATACTCCTTTTTAGAAAGTAAGTAATAAACGTAACATTATATAATACACCTTATTTTTATTTATTTAATAATAAATTAAGCTATGTATTTAAATTATCAAATTAAGACTTTCTTAAAGTGTTTTTTATTTCGATATTCGATATTCTTAATTGGAGTAATTAAAGGGGGACAATTAAATCATTGTGTGTAATAGTTTTAATTTGAGTTATATGTAAATATAAAAATATCATTCAATATTCTTATTTGGATTATTCCGTGTATTTGCATAAATATATTTAAATTAATAAGGTGTGTTTATTTAAATAGTAATTCAGATTAAGAGTTCTAGTATTTATGAAAGATATTTTTTTAGAGTTAAATTAATCAACTTGAGCGCATTCACCCTCAATAAAATCCTCTCCGTCATTTTCGTATTTCACTAGATGACACTCTCCTAGTCAGCCATACCGACTAACTACACAGCGAACACCAAGGAGAGCTGCTTGAAACTTAGTGTTTGTTTTCCCCTTTTAGTAACTAGACACTTTTTCTAACAATCCATATTTAACCATGCTATCTAATGCTCTGCGGGTAGATTTGAGAATGCTTTTCCTATCAAAAGAATCCATCCCTTTAAGCATATAAGCTACACTTGAAACGTCGAAAGGTGGTGTGTCTATTTCATGTAAAGCACTTCCTCAAAACCAACTTACGCTATTCAATAAATCAAACAGTTGCAAGTGCACAAAAATAGGGACAAGTCATTTTCTTTTGCTGAAAAAATAAGACTAACCATATAGTTAGGTATTTTATGGAAATATAATACTACGCCACATGGGTTGGACAGAAGCCGCTGATTTAATCATTAAAGGTATGGAAGGCGCGATTGAAGCTAAGACCGTTACTTATGATTTCGAACGTCTAATGAACGGCGCTAAACTGCTGAAATGTAGCGAGTTTGGTGACGCGATTATCAAACATATGTAA